TAGCTTTCTTAGCAGCGTCTAATTCTTCCTGTTCTATAATCTTAGTATCCGATGCAGCTGCTGTATAAGCGAACCATTTAGGATCTGCTACAGCTGATTGATATAATTCGTAAAATAAATTACTCATACCTGCTGGTGTACCGATCATGTATGCGAACCCCTTACGATCCGATAGAGCTGGTCTAATTATCTCATTCCAGAGCTTAGGTTCTATCTGAGCTACCTCGTCAATTACTACTCCATCTAATGCCAAACCCCTTAGTGAATCTGGTTGTTCAGAAGATAACAAAGTAATTCTTGCGCCATTCGGCAGATCGCATCTTAATTCTGTTTCATTGAACCTGGTTGTTGGAATTGCTCCAGCAAACATTTTCATATAATCCCAGGCTATGGATTTAGCCTGCTTATAAGTGGGAGCTATATAAGCATACCTTGGATTAACTAAAGTATTTTGTAAAGCAGCGCGAATAAGATGATTCAACATACATACTGTTTTTCCAAATCTTCTGTGGCATGCAAGTACAGCAAATCTATATTTATCTAGATCATCATGTAGTTTAGCCTGCAGCTCCCTTGGAGTGTATGGTATCTCAACGTGCATTATAAAATAGCTAGAACAATAATAACTACCGCTATAATTGCACAAACTGTTTTATGTTCTTTAACAATATGTGGAATATGGTCTTTAAGTTTCATTAACCCTCCTAATGTATTGTTGGTAAATCAAATAGATCTCTTACAGATTTATAATCGATGCCACTATTTTTCATTAACTTGTTTACAAATTTATTAGCGTGTTGTTCATCCTGGAATCCGTTTAAATGAATAACCAATCCATTTGTATCCTCAGCTATAAAAACCATAGCGGTAATTAATTCATCTGTGAATCTATCTTTTGCCATTATGCTTTCTTGTTTTTATTTGCAAAATTTCTTGCAGCAGCTACAGAACCAAAACCCCATTTCTTTAATGCTAGAGCTTTTCTTGTAGGCTTGCCGTTTTTATCTTTCATGGGACCAGCCATCCCTGCAAAACGAGCTGCAAATGATACGCGCCTGCCAGATGTACCAGAGCTTAATTGTTTCTTTAGGTTGGATCCTGTTGTTCTATTAAAGAATGCTCTACCTCTTGCATTCAATCCACCTGTTTTGCTCTTATGTTCTTTTGAATAACCCATGTTTACCTTTCTATGTATGTGTGTGTGTGGCTTAGTCGGGATAAATATATATTACGCGCCAGCGCCCCATTTTTGGGGGGTACCCCCTTTGCGCATTTCCCTTTTCACTTTTTAGAAATCAAGCCTTTTTGTACGTCATTGGTTTCTTAAACCGCAGAGAACCTATACTAAATCTAAAAAATAAAAGCCTTGTGTTATATTTGTGTTGCTATTTAGAATCATTCGAGAACAAACAGCGAACATTTCAGAAATCATACGCGCGCGCGGAAAGCTGCAGCTACGTCTGATGTACCCGAAAAACAAGGGTTAACCAGAACTAATCCTTATTCCTTTTCTTGATTAACTCCGCCTGTTCCAGATATTGCTTGAGCGCCCATACCTGGTACTTGATCCATAATCTCTTTAACTTCGATAATATCTTTTTTAACATCTGGCTTACCCCACGATATAGACATAGTTAAGTCTTGTTTCACTTCTGATTTAGTTTTATCAGCGAACACGTTGCTTGCTAACTTGCTGGCAATCCATCTGATATGACTCCATTTTTCTTTAATGAAATGCATCTCTTGATTAGACTTTGGGATCTCCATATCTTCTGCAATCTTATCTAACAATGTGTAAACGCCTGTCTCTCTTGCGTGCCTAATCTTCTTTTGTAGATCTTCATCTTCTCTTTGAGTTTTATAAACAGAAGATAAACTAGGCATAGTCTTATCTCTACAGATCTTTGAAAGTGGTTCTCCCAATTCCAAACGTTTAATTATTTCTTCGTATCGATTATCCATTTTTTAATTTCTTCATCCGTCTTATTTTTAAACGGCAATAAATTCTTATAAGCTTTAATCTTTCCCTCTAATGTAGTTGCTCCCTCACACATTCCTCCATGAAATCTGCAGCGATAGAATCCACTTTTTTTTAAGTACCCCTTTGCCTTACAGCGTTCTCCACTGTGTCTCGCGATAGAATCGCATTGGATCTTTCTTAGTGGTCTGCCAGGCATAGAGGATGTGTAGGTGGGAAATGAAAGAAACACTTTGCTTTCATTATAACACTTTGTTTAATTTATTTTGTCGATGTTGTCGAGCATGTTTTTCTTTTTTGCTTGTTCTTCCAATTTGATAAGTGCTGACAAGTATCGATTCTTAATTGTTGTTCTGTGTACGCCATAACGTCTAGATAGAGCTGCCCAAGAAAACCTCATGGCTCGACCCCAAATCAATCTTCTTTGGTCCAATTCAACCAGGATAAGTAAATCAATGGCAAGCTCCCAACACGCCATTTGCTTGAAATTAGCTCGTAATTTAAGTCCAGGTTTCTTGTCATAAAAGCCTATATCTTTTGGGTCATAACTCATATCCAAGAGATCCCACATCGCAGGTGTTCCAGGAGCTTTAGGTTTGCTCATTAAACGTTCGCAGGAACCTGCCTGTTCAAATATTTCAATTAATTTAATTAATCTTTTGTGCATGCTGCCTTATAATTATTGCAGCGGTGCTATTCTTTTTTGGCTTGTTGATCTCCTCGATCAGATTCTTAAACTTATGAACCTTTATCCTTTTACCACTCTCCGACCGAAATTCCAGGTAATCTCCCCATTCTCCGTCATTCTTATAACTTTCTCCTTTATGATCGATCGTTCGTCTAGAATGATTTGCAACCCCCCTGTCGGAGTATGTTCTATTATAGTTATACCTATTATTATTCTTACCCCTATAATAGTTATATTTAGTTTTATTAATATCAGTCATAGATGACACATAATTTGATTTATTTGACACATAATTATCCACAATCAGTTTCTTTCTAGTATCTTCTAGTATTACTTGCTTAGGTAAATGATATTCGTTAGTTGAACTCTTCCTTGTTATTTTAACATACCCCAGCTTAGCAAGATGTAGAATACTTCTATAAATAGTAGATCTACTTAATCCAATACCTTTAGATATTGTTGCATGACGCGGATAACAGCTGCCAGTGTGGCGGTTCATGTAAGATACTAATTTATAATAGATTCTAACATCGTTCGAACTTAGCCTGGAGTCATCCAAGACAGCTTTATCGGCAACAAAAAATAGACTCATTTATTCTTATCACAAATCATATCGTGCCTTTCTTTAAGCAATTCCATAACCTGGAGCCAGCCATTGGGTTCCATTAACATCTCATCTGTTTTAATGGGTGTTAATTGTTTAATTCTAAATGAAGTGACCGCAGCTCCATCAACCTTATAGAAAACCAGGAATGAGGGTAAACCAGCCATGTTAGCTAAAGCCTCAGTAGTTGTTGTTGCTTTAAAACTCTGACCAACATCAAATGCGGTTTCAGCAAGATAAAGCGGTTTTTTGCATTTTAAACAAATACCCACCGCATCAATATCAATCATGCCAAGCCGTTCTGGCAAAGATCTATGCCAAATTGAATACGCGGAAAACTTTACATCTTTAAAATAAATTTTCCGAGCCACTACAGATCCCCATCCTTTCGCAATCCATTCAAAGGATCTTTAAAACTTTCATTTTCTTTTTTTAATTTATTAACTTCAATACGCAGCTCGCCATTTAACTTTTGATGACCATCGTTAATAACTTTAAGATTATCGTAGCTCTCCTGGAGTCGATCTATTTCTTTTTTTAAACCTTTAATAGTTTCTTTTTGATCTTTAATATAATTTTCTTGTCTTATACTAACTTCATTCTCGAATGTTTTATCCTCTTCTTTCATACACAATCGCTTTCTTCAAACTTATCTCCTAAATATTCTATTTTTAATCTATCGTTTGATGGGTGGTTAAAATCACAGCAACCAGCAGAAAGTGCCGTGGGATATTTATCTACATACTTCATTAATACTTTACAAAACTCATCCCACTCATTTGCTTTGACGTATCTAGGTGCAAGGGTCCAATACAATAATGAAAACAAAACTATAAAAATAATTAATTTCATAGATCCTTTATTTCAATGACCCACGAATTAGGGATTGTTTCTACTGTTCCAATTTCAATAGATCCATCTTCATCAATACTCCAGGATCCGAATAATTGGATTTTTGTTTTTGTTTTATTAAAGAGCCTACCGATCGAATGACACTTAGCGGGTTCAAGTTTTTTTGCTTTGGAAATTGACATCCACTCAGAATTAGAAATCCAATCATGAGTAATAACATGAACCATTTTGTAATCATTTATTGTGCCTGTAAGTTTTTTTTTCTTACGCATAAAAACTAGCTGGCTTTACAGCTCCCTTAGTTTTATTTTTAATTAGATCCATGTATTTTGGTCTTGGAATCCTGTCGCCAATACACCACCTGCAAACTGTGCTTTCTGGAGATGTGCCTGACAAACCTAAAAATTTAGCTAATGCTTTATGTGAAAAACCTTTTTTTAATCTGAATTGTTCTAAGCTCATGATTTGCTTATAGGTATAATTGCTTATATGTCAAAATTAATACCTATATTACATGTGCATAATACGGGATAAATATGATATAAATTCAACCACAAATTACTTATAAAGTAATCATTTGACAAATCATGCCTAGTTATATTATAACTTGTTGACAATATGACAATTAAAACTAATAAAGATACCAACATCATTAACATTAATGCAAAGGGTAGATCTGATGTTTCTGTAGACAAGCATCACAAAAAAACTATGGCACTATTAAAAGCACTATTGGATCGTAAAGGCTGGAACCAAAGACAGCTAGCAAAAGAATTACATAAAGATACTACAACAGTTAATCGTTGGGCTAAAAATTCAAGAGATATTAAATGGGATCAAGCAGAAGAGATTGCTAAAGTTATTGGCTGCCATCCTGTTGAAGTTTATATGCCGCAAAAAGACATAACTTTAAGATGGTATGTAGATCCTACTTATCATGTAAAAACTTATTCTGAAAAAGAACAAACTCAAATCCAAATACCTTTTGAGTATTACCATCCAAACGTAAGAGCTATTCAAATAAATGTTCCTGGATCTCATGTTGACGGAGAAATATATTTATTCGATATACCTCAAACTAAAAAGTTTAGCAGCTTGGCAATAGGTAAATATTGTTATTGTACTCCATCTGAAAAATATAAAAAAAGAAATAAAAATGCTGTTGATGTTATTGGTATATTAAAAAGTAATGATGATTATTCATTAAGTTTATTAAATCCTTTAACCTGGAAACCTGTAAATGATGCATGTAAAAGCTTTCAACCAGAAGATATTGGTATAGCTACACCAGTTAAAGTTAAGTATAATCCACTGCTTATTAGTCAATTTGTTAACACATAAGTTGTAAAAATACACAAATATACCTATTTTGTATTGACAGTATTCCATATTTGTACATAAAAGAATCTATTGATTTGATTTTATGATTACCT